CTACGAGGTGAAACCAGTGCGCGGCGTGGCGATCCTCTACAAAGGCGTCGATGCGCAATACAAATCTCCTCGCGGTGGGAACTACACTCCCGGCACAAAACAGCAGTGTGAGGACTGGGACGGAGGAGCAGAAGAGTGTGGGGGCGGACTCCACTTTAGCCCCGCACCATTTCTGACCCTCAAGTATGCTCCAAACGCCGTGAAGTGGGTAGCCTGCCCGGTCAAAGTGAGCGAGATCGTGGTCCATCCGGAGGCACGGTATCCAGACAAAGTTAAAGCTCCCCGCGTCTGCGCTCCCTGCTATGAAGTGGACATCGATGGCAATAGGATGGATGCCCGGAAAGAGGTCTGCAAGGGATGAGCTGATCCGCCCAGGGTCGCACCCCGGCAAACCAGAATGGAGGAAACAAAATGAAAAATCGTGTATTGTTCTATGTATCCACCGCCGCAACGCTGATTGGCATCCTGGCCATTGGGTTTGCCGTCCACTTGGTGGTCTCCCGGCACGCAGGGACGCCAATCTACTGGATAATCGTTTCCATACTATTTGTGGGCTGGCTGTTCTCGCTCGGAAACATGTGGCGGATCGCTATCGGGAGGATTGAGGGTGGCTTGCAAGACGGGCGGCTACTGCCAGAAGTGTGCCGAGATACGAAAGGAAAGGGAAAGAAATGAGCCCGCTTGAGCTTTTGCTGACACTGAGTTTTATCATCGTCTGTCTGTACGGGGTGGGGATGGTGATCGCAGCCAAACGGAGGGAGCGGTGAACGATGAAATGTCTAAAATGTGGCGTAGATACGCCATTCTCTTCTCGCAAGAAGTTATGCCCAGCTTGCGGGGGGAAGCTGAGGCCGGGATCTAAAGAGCGATTTGCTTCATTCGCTGTGATGATGGTGCTCCTGTACTTTGCTGGCAGAGCGATGGGGTGCTTCGACTACTCCCCTACCCTAGTTTCTACGGCGACCTCTTCACCCGCTGACCCACTAGAAGATGCCAATGCCCTGGATGCGAAATATGGAATAGACGCGACTGTCTATTGCGGTGATCACGCAGATGACTATCTGCAATCAATCGCGAAATATGACTTCAAATGGAATGTGGGTTTTTTCGGGAGCAAATTTGATTCATACCTGCGTCATGTAAACAAGCCCGGAGTATTGACGCTTGTCTCAAACAAAGCCAGCCTGCAAAACGGTTTTGGAGCATACCGGAGAGTCACAATAGAGTGCGATTACGACACGCAGAACAAAAAGGTAGTGGAATATCGGTTGTACCCGTTGGACAGGTAGTCTTGCGAGGAGAATACTATGACCAGGAAAACAAACCCTTTGTTACACTACCCACATAAGATTACCAGTTGACATCACCCGGCATATTCTCTAACCTACGCAACTACAGGTACTGAAGCTCTCAGGCCCGAGAGTAGATGAAGCTTCAACAAAGGCTTTGTTTATCTCGGGCTTTTATTCTGAGTATCGGTGATCGTGTAGTATACGAGGAGAACCCGGATGGACTTTAACTACTTCATGCCCATTGAGAAGATTGATGAGGAGAAGCGAATGGTGTGGGGCTACGCGTCAACACCATCGAAAGACAGCCAGGGTGAAGTGGTAACACTGGAGGCAATTAAGGCCGCCCTCCCGGACTACATGAGCTGGGCTAACATCCGAGAGATGCACACATCCAGCGCTGTTGGCGTTACGAAAGAGGCGCATGTAGACGGGACTGGACTCTACATCGGTGCCAAGGTTGTAGACGAGTCTGCCTGGCAGAAGTGCAAGGAGAAGGTCTACAAGGGGTTCTCAATTGGAGGTAAGAAACTCCAGAAAGTTGGAGACACCATTCAGCAACTCCAGTTAATGGAAATCAGCTTGGTAGACCGTCCAGCCAATCCAGATTGCCGCATCGAGGTTATCAAAGTTGCCTCCCCCGGAACACCTGAAACCAATCCTTATACATCTGCATTCAGCAAGCTGCTGGACCTTGGCAAAGATCTTCTGGGCCTAGCCAAAGCAGGCCCATCCGCAGCTAGGGATGGATTCAGTTTGCCTGGAGGGAAGGCTACTGGGACCAACGCGCAGACAGATCCTTTCCTGCCCAACGTCATCGATCATCCCGCGAACTACACTGACCCTCTCAAAGCAGCTGAAAACAACGGCATCGCGATGGGGGATGAGGAGAAGAAGCTGCAGGAAAACAAAGCGAAGGATCGGGCGCTTCAAGACGAAGAGGATCAGAATGCGGAACTCCAAGCGAAACTTGATCGTATTGCCGGCAATGTTGGCAAGCGCGAGTTTACCGAGAAGGAGCGCAAGCATCTCGCAGAATCTGGGGAAGCACTTCCGGATGGGTCGTTTCCGATTGCATCGGTAGATGATCTTGAGAACGCCGTTCGGGCGGTTGGACGGGCAGGAGATTATGAGAAGGCGAAAGCCCATATCATATCGAGAGCAAAAGCACTAAAAGCAACAGATCACCTGCCAGCCGATTGGCCCGGCAGCACAAAACAGGAGAAGTCGACCATGAATGAAGACCTGCTGAAGCGTTACTCAGAGGGGCATAAAGAAGCTCTCCGGAAGGCAAAGCGCCACCTGGAGAAGGCTCAGATACTCCACGGGAAGTGCATGCAAGAAGTTGCCAAATGCGCTGGGCTGGCCAAAGCCGATGCCAACCCTATTGCAGAGCACCTCATTAAACTCAACGAGCATCTGACGAAGATGGCAGATGAGCACGACATTGCCTCTGCCAACATCGGCAAGGTGAACTCCTCTTGGGTTGGCGAGAAGTCGCTGACGCCAAAGTCGGAGGAAGATGGTGACGTTTCCTCACCCAATGCCGATGCTGTGGATCTTCTGCCGCAGACGCACATGACAGAAGGTACTACGGAAGGCACCGGGGTGTTTGCTACCAACAGCCCATACAGTGCAGCGGCCATCGCAACGGCGATTCAGAAAGCCGTGGCTGAGGCTACCAAAGAGCTGAATGAGAAGCTGGTCAAGCAGTCCGAGGAAAGCGCATTCATGAAAGGGCAGATGGCTGTCCTGGAGCGCATGCCTTTTAGTGGCAATCGGCCACGCCTGTTCACAGGCATGGAGAAGGGCGGAGTAGCCACCATCATGGGCAATGACGCCAAGGACTCAACCAATACGGAGATCGCCAAAGCCTATCAGAGCATTGATCCCAATGATCCCGATAGTGCTACTCAGGCGGCAGCAAGAATCATTGGGTTGCGCGCTATGGCACCGAACCAGTTTGGGAAGCGTATTACCGATCCTGATTTCAAAGGAGGAGCCGGACGGTAAGGAGGTAGACCTGCTAGGGAAAGCACTACAGGCGTAACTCTAAACTACCCGGGAGTGGACATCATGAATGAACTAGATAAATTGCTACAGAACGATGAAATGATTCGTTCTATTGCGGCTAAGGTGGGGCAGATCAGCAAGGCGGATACGATCGATCAGTCGCTGGGCCTGCTCTGGTATGACCTTCGGCCAGTGGTTCAGTTGCTGTATCCGTACAAGCAGCTGATCCCCCTCATCAGCCGTCTCCCCCGTGTACCTGCCGACGGTGGAAACGCATTCCACTGGAAGCGCATCACAGCGATTAACATCAACAATGTCTCCGTCGGTGTGTCGGAAGGCAATCGCGGTGGAGGCATCAGCATCAATCTGCAAGACCAGCAGTGCTCCTACAAGACATTGGGTCTCGAATCCAGTGTGTCGTTTGAAGCACGTCTTGGTGCCATGAATTTGACGCCGGATGCGTTGGGCAACGCCATTCAGTCTACACTCCGCTCAGTTATGATTGGTGAGGAGCAGACGCTGATTGGCGGTAACGCTTCCACCGCTTTGGGAGTGACACCCACCCCGACGCTGGTGGCTGGTGGTTCAGGCTCGGCATTGACGGCGCAGCCGTATTATGTCGTCTGCGTGGCGCTGGCTCATCAAGGTTGGTTGTCCAGTTCGCTGCAGAATGGCGTCCCCGGACAGATCACTAAAACCAACACGGACGGCAGCACGGACACCTTCGGTGGTGGCTCCGCAAAGCCCTCCAACCAAGCCACCATAACCCCGGCAGCAGGCAACACCATTATGGCTTCTGTCGAAGTGGTTCCCAATGCTGTAGCTTACGCATGGTACTTTGGCACGGCAAGTGGAGCAACTCGGCTGCAGGCTATTACCCAAGGCAACGCTGTCATCTTCAGCGCCGCGCCTTCCACCACCGGCCAGCTTATCACTGCGTTGCAAGTGGGAGGGGTGTATCAAGACAACAGCACCAACGCGCTGTTGCCGGATGGTATCCTATCGCAGATATTCGGATCGGTGTTTGGTACGGCTCCTTCCCTGGCGATGAGCACCAATCAGCAACTGCCAACAGGGGTTACCATCAGTGCTGGCGGTTCCTTGGTTTACACCAAGCCGACTGGCAACACTGGGTTGACCGTCAACGGCACCAATATCGCAGAGTGGGATGCTATTCTCCAAGCTGCGTATGATCAGTACAAGATCGGGTACGATCGAATCTTGATGAGCTCGCAGGACATTGCGAACTTTATGGGCACTATGCTGGGGCAGAACGCAGCCGCATCGTTCCGGATCTTGTTTGATGCGGATGCTGAGACTGGGCGGATCGTAGCCGGTCGGCGCATTACGAGCTATCTCAACAAGTTCTTCGGCAACACGCTCGACGTTGAGATTCACCCGTATGTCCCACCGGGAACGATTATCTTCTGGTCGGATCGCGCACCGTACGAGCTGTCAGGCGTACCGAACATCCTGGAAGCTCATGTTCGGATGGACTACTACCAGATCCAGTGGCCCTTCCGTAGCCGGCGTTACGAGTATGGCGTCTACTCAGACGAAGTCTTTGCCTGCTACTTCACACCAGCTTTTGGCGTGATGAGCAACGTCTACCCGACGACAGGCACTCCGGTCATCTAACCCAACGCACCGTAGTGAGGTAGGTGAGCTCAAACCAGCTCGCCTACCTCGCCACCTTTCCTCTCGGAGAAACGATCATGAGCAATGGAACCGTAAAGCTACAGGCACCCAAAGGTACCACGCAGGTGTCCGTAGAACAGCAGATATTCAACGTCGATGCGGATGGGACAGTAACTGTCCCCTTCCCGTTTGTGGAGCGACTGAAGGGGCATGGCTTCGTGCCGGCACCGGGACGCGTTCTGTTAGTGGGTGGAGGTTCGGTCAGCGATGAGGAAAAGGCTGAGCTGATTCGCAAAGCCCCCCTTGCAGCCAACCAGCAGGGGCCAGAGAAGGAAGAAGACAAGCAGCCGTAAGGAGCAAGCATGCCGTTGCCGGTGGATTTGACGACATTGACGGACCTGAAGAACTATATCAGTCCCTCTTTGGCTCAATCCAC